ACAAGAACTCGGTTGCCTTCAACTAGGGTAATTCCATCAACTACAGATACGTTTACTAGCGAAATAGCATTTGAGGTAGCAACACGAACAGAGTTCTTAATGTCAAGACCCTGGGCAGCTGCCTGAATTTCTCCACGAAGGGTAGAAAGAACTACAGCATCTGCATCCTGGAAAGCAGTGGTTAGGCTAGACTCTAGAGAGCTAACTGCACCCTGGTAGTCAGTAACTACATTGCTGATGTCTGATGATAGTCCAGAAGCTACGGTATTTGTGTAGTCCTTTGAGGTCTGGATAGCATTAGAGATATCTGAACCCAGAGTAGAAACAGCTGATGATAGGTCTGAAGCAACATTAGAGATGTCAGATGCAAGACCCTGGTCAGCTAGCTCGAAAGCAGCAGTTACGTTGCTGCCAACTGTGTTTGCGTAGTTCTTGTATGCAGTCTCGGTTAGGCCAGCCTGAGTCTCTACAGCTGAGTTAGTGTAGGTAGCAGCATTAGACTCGGCAGAAGCTGCAGAACCTGAAGCGTCGTACCAACCATCAACAGTAGTGCGGTCGATCTTTACAGCGCCAGAGATGCTGATGTCAAGACCAGTACCTGCATCAACACTGAGAACTCCATTAGAGACATTTAGACCATCGCCAGCAGCATTTGCAATTGCATTTGCAGCTGCACCTGAAGCATCATAGCCAGCAGCTAGGGTATCAGCATATGACTTAGCGTTAGCCTCGGCGGTGTCTGCATAGCCCTGAGCAGTAGTTAGAGCTCCAGAAACTGCGCTATCAGTGTAGTCGATTGCATCTGATAGGGCTGCATTTGCTGCAGAGGTAGCAGAGCCAGCGGCGTCGTAGTTTCCTGCAAGGCCATCAGCGTATGCCTTAGCGGCAGACTCGGCAGAAGCTGCAGAACCTGAAGCGTCGTACCAACCATCAACGGTAGTGCGGTTTACAGATACTTCTAGGCCATCCACTGTAATGCCAGAACCAGCGGTTACAGAACCCTGACCAGAGAACTGAGTCCAGTTCTGACCAGCAAAGCCTGTGATGTAGTGGTTTGACTGTACCCATGAGGTCGAACCGTACTGGGTACCTTCCATTACATATACTGCTGAACCAATTAGCTCATCATTTGTGTCTGAATCGGCACGGCGGTGGATGTATAGAACGCCATCCCCAGCGAAGGTCTCCCAGATACCATTCTGAGTTGCATCAGTCTGACCAGTTAAGAGGATTCCATAGCCAACCATAGCGGTAGTGAATGCAGGGTGACCATCGATAGAAATACCGATAACACTACTAGCAACATCTATGTTAGTGTCTGACTTGAGGTTTACTGCACTCTTCCAAGCAAGACCTGCTACGGCGTTGTCAGTATATGCATTTGCATCTGCAAGTGCCTGATCTGCGTATCCCTGAGCTGTAGTGAGCGCAGTGACAATCTCGCCATCAGTGTAGCTAGCTGCATTCGACTGAGCAGTCGATGCAGAGCCAGCAGCATCGTAGTTCGAGGCTAGTGAGTCAGCATATGACTTAGCATCATTCTTTGCAGTAGTAGCAACGCCATCTGCGTAGGTCTCTGCAGCAGACTGTGCTGAAGATGCAGCACCATCTGCATAGATTGTAGCGTTGTCGTATGCTCCCTGTGCAGAACCTGCTGGGTCATAGTTTGATCCTAGAGAGTCAGCATAACCTTCTGCTGCAGATTGTGCAGCAGAGGCTGCACCCTTTGCATCATAAGTATTTGCTAGATCTAGAGCGGTAATTGCTGCATCAATAGCATCAGAAACGCTACCGCCTACAGCTAGAGACTGCCAGGCAGCACCATCATAGTACTTTAGTGCAGATTCTGCAGTGTTGTAGTAAATTTGACCCGCAACTGGCGAAGAGGGTGCAATAGCCAGATTTTGAATTCTGGCATTAAGGAGCTCATTCTTATTGAGATTGAGTCCCGTTAGGAAATGCTTAGCCATTTATATTATCCTTAGGAGAGGTTCGCAGAGCCTGAAATGGCTGCCGAGAAGGTTATTGTTACATTGTTCAAGTCATTGTGGACGATTGCACCCTCTACTTCATTAGCTGCGCTATCGAACACAGTTACTGAAGGGTAGAAGCCTAGATTGTGGTTAATTGACCACGTATCGCTAGCCACTCCCTGTGAGTGGTTATACGAAATTAGAGGAAGAAGCTCGGCAGCATCTACACCAGTGTAGGCAACATCATTCCAAGAATTTACGCCATTACCAATTTTCATTTTATTGGTGTCTATTTCAATGCCAATTTCACCCTTGGCAAGTACTGGATTAGCTGAAGCCCAGTTGGCTGAGGTGTCATTTCTAAGTTGAATTTGTATAGCCATAGGGATAATCCTTAAAGATTAGAAAGTAGTAGCAGACCCACCAACAATTGTACCAGAGACACTATCTATCGATACTTGGATATCTAGTGTTGACTTATTGATCCAACGTTCAGTAGCGTGGTCGAATACAAGCACTTGATCAGTTGTTGTAGATAGAAGTTCTCCAGATAGATTTACGTCTACTAAGTTACTTACAGCTGAAGCATCTATTGACGGATCTACCCATTCGGTTTCGTAGTCAGAAGTCCCTACTTTTTTAAGAACTTGACCATCTCTACCGCCTGCTGGCACTCCAACACCAGGTGCACCAGGTGCACCTGTAGCACCAGTTGGCCCCATGTCGCCGATGGGGGTTACCATAATAACTATTCGGTCATTGTAGGTCCAAGACTGGGCAGTACCGTCTAGGTAAGCAATAGACAGGTCTCGCCAACCAGTTGACTGAGACTGCTCTAGTACGTAGTACCTAGAAAATTTTCTAGTATTTACTGCATCTTGAACTGTAAGTACTGCTTTATAGCTATTAGTAGAAGTTATAGCTGCATCAAGTAGACCTACCTGAGGATCAGTTAGGGCATCTCGCTCTGAAATGAATAAGCTAGTAGTAGAAAAGATACTTGCACTATTGAATGCAAAATATCCAGTCCCAGGGTCAGCTGCAGTGTGGGTATTAGAAAATTTATATACTGCAGACAACCCGCCTGCTAGTCCAGCGTCACCCTTGGCACCAGCTGGCCCCTGAGCGCCCTGCGGGCCTGAAGCAGCTACAGATACCTGACGAGTATATCTTCCAGATGTAACATTACTTACTGTATAGCCTGCCATTATCTGGTGACCTCCGCTCTAACTGCAAAGTTTCCTTGAAGAATTTTGTATACATAGAGGTCCGCTGAAGGTGCTACTAGCTCAAGGTCATACAAGTAGATTCCTTCAGGAATATTGATCATTACATCGTCAGTGACATATAGAGCAATACTTCCATCGGTAGCCCCTAGCTCTATGCCACCATTTTCAGTAGTTAGCTCTAGAATTAGGGTCTCAGCTGGGTTATTATCTCTAACCTGCATGCGTGCAGTGTATCCAGTGAACTGGATTGGCTTTTTAGCTGGATCTTTGTAGTAAATAATACGTGACAAGGTAGAGCCTTGATCGGCAACAATGTTATAAAGACCTGCTGGAGAGCTCAATCTGCACTCTTTTCGACGGGGAGAGACGTTATACAGTCCCTCTCATTGTACCGCACTAGAGATTTGCCAATAAGGGCGTATAATATACCGAGGAGTTGTTGTCGCTATGATTTTAGAAAACACGTACCTAGACTTAGAAGATCTAGATGAAGATCTAAATAAAAGACTTGCTCATTATGCCGAGTCAGCATCAGTAACTGCTGGGTACGTGTTAGGTACTCCAGTAAGAGCTATATGTGGGAAGCTATTCGTACCGTCACGAGACCCTAAAAAGTTCCCCCTCTGCTCAATTTGCAAAGAGGTAGCTGATGCACTATTCTTAGTATCAGAATAAAAATCGCCTACAAGATTTTGTTCTATACTAGTTATCCAGCCTCCTGACGATAGCCATTTTTTGGCTTTAAATCTTAGATTTAGCGTCAGGATTTGGCATCTCGTACTCCTGAAAGGAATCTAATGGTAACTGTCTATACACTTCCAGCTTGTGTACAGTGCGATAGCACTAAGAGGGTCCTTAAGAAGAATTCAGTTGAGTTCAATGAGGTAGACCTTAGTCAAGATGAAAATGCCTACAATATGGTAAAAGCTCTTGGCTACCAGGCCGCTCCAGTAGTAATCGCTGGTGATGCGCATTGGTCAGGATTTCGCCCAGATATGCTAAATACCCTATACGTTTAGTGTTTGAGCTAGTTTATTTCTCGAATGTCTCAGGTAATACCCATAGATTTGTAGAGAAACTAGAGTTTCAATCAAGCAGAATACCTATTAAATGGGATGAAGCTAAGCCCCTACTTGCTGAAAAGGAGTATGTGCTGTTTGTACCAACCTATGGTGGCGGCAATGATAGCCACACTATCCCAAAGCAAGTTGCGAAATTTTTAAATATACGTAACAATAGAGACTTACTACGCGGTGTTGTCGGTCTCGGCAATACCAATTTCGGCACTCACTACTGTAAGGCAGCTGAAATGATTGCAACAAAGACAGGTGTGCCTTTGCTGTATCGCGTTGAAATACTGGGCACACCAGACGATGTAGAACAAGTAACCGAGAGGCTCAACCAACTGTGGACAACTACAGCTATCACGAATTAAATGCAATGCTCAATCTTTGGGATTCAGAAGGAAAGATTCAGTTTGACAAGGATAAGGCAGCAGCTAGAGCCTACTTTTTGGATAATATTAATCAGAACACTGTTTTCTTCCACAGCCTTGAGGAAAAGCTTAGCTATCTAGTCGAAAATGAATACTACGAAAAAGAAGTACTAGATATGTATTCTGAGGAGTTCATTAAAGATGCCTTTAAGCAGGCATACTCTTATAAGTTCCGTTTCGAGACCTTCCTCGGTGCCTATAAGTTCTATACCTCATACGCACTGAAGACCTTTGATGGAGATCGCTACTTAGAGCGCTTCGAGGACCGTGTGGTTATGAACGCTCTTATGCTTGCTAAGGGTGACGAGGCTCTAGCCTCCTCTCTAGTTGATGAGATTATCTCTGGTCGATTTCAGCCAGCAACCCCGACTTTCTTGAATGCAGGTAAAAAGCAGCGCGGTGAGTTTGTATCGTGCTTCCTTCTACGTATTGAAGACAATATGGAGTCAATTGCTCGTGCAGTGAACTCTTCACTCCAGCTTTCGAAGCGTGGTGGTGGCGTGGCCCTTAGCCTAAGTAATCTGCGTGAGCAGGGTGCTCCAATCAAGAAGATTGAAAACCAGTCATCAGGTGTTATTCCAGTTATGAAGATGCTTGAAGACGCGTTCTCTTACGCAAACCAACTTGGTGCGCGTCAGGGTGCGGGTGCGGTTTATCTAAACGTGCACCACCCAGACATCATGAAGTTCCTTGACACCAAGCGTGAGAACGCCGACGAGAAGGTTCGCATCAAAACCCTATCTATTGGTGTTGTAATTCCTAATATTACTTTGGAGCTCGCCAAGAATGGTGAAGAGATGTACCTATTCTCTCCTTATGATGTAGAGCGTATCTACGGTGTACCATTTGGCGATATCTCAGTAACTGAGAAGTACCAGGAGATGGTGGATAACCCAGAGATTAAGAAGACCAAGATCAAGGCTCGCGTACTGTTCGAGCGCATCGCTGAGCTTCAGTTCGAGTCGGGCTATCCATACATTATGTACGAGGATACTGTAAATAATGCGAACCCAATCGAGGGTCGCATCAACATGTCGAACCTCTGCTCAGAGATTCTTCAGGTCAACACCCCAACCACCTATAACGCTGACCTCAGCTACGACGAGGTCGGCAAGGACATCTCTTGCAACCTTGGTTCACTAAATATTGCTAAAGCTATGGAGTCTCCAGACTTTGGGAAGACCATTGAAACTGCAATCCGTGCTCTAACTTCAGTTGCTGACCTCAGCTATATCGAGGCTGTTATGTCTATCGCAGATGGAAATAAAAAGTCTCGTGCAATTGGTCTTGGCCAGATGAATCTCCATGGATATTTTGGTAAGGAGCGTATGCACTATGGGGATGCAGAATCCCTAGACTTTACTAATATCTACTTCTATACAGTCCTATTTAATGCGCTAAAGGCATCTAATAAGTTAGCTATAGAGACTGGAAGTTCTTTTGATGGTTTTGAAAAGTCTAAATACGCTTCGGGTGAATTTTTTGCTAAGTACATTGCCCAAGAGTGGACTCCTAAGACCTCTAAGGTAGCTGAAATATTTAGTAAATCAAGCGTACAGATTCCTACTCAGGATGACTGGAAAGAGTTAGCTAATAGCATTATGACTCATGGTATCTACAACCAGAACCTTCAGGCCGTTCCGCCAACTGGCTCGATCTCATACATCAATAACTCGACTTCAAGTATTCACCCGATTGCATCAAAGATTGAGATCCGTAAGGAAGGAAAGCTAGGTCGCGTCTACTACCCAGCTCCTTATTTGACTAATGACAACATGGAGTTCTTCGAGGACGCCTATGAGATTGGTCCAGACAAGATTATTGATGTCTATGCCGAGGCTACTCAGCACGTTGACCAGGGCCTATCGCTAACACTATTCTTGAAGGACACCGCAACCACCCGCGATGTAAACCGTGCACAGATTTATGCATGGAAGAAGGGTATCAAGACCATTTACTACATCCGTATTCGTCAACTAGCACTAGAAGGGACTGACATCGAAGGCTGCGTTTCTTGCGCACTCTAAGAGAAGGTATAACTATGAAGGCAATTTCACGTCCAGTTAACTGGAATAAGATTGAAGATCCAATTGACCTAGAAGTCTGGAACCGTTTAACGGCCAACTTCTGGTTGCCAGAGAAGGTTGCTCTGTCTAATGACATCCAGTCATGGGCACTACTGACTGATGATGAAAAGCTACTAAGCCAGCGTGTATTCACTGGTCTCACTATGCTAGACACTATCCAGGGCACCGTCGGAGCTGTTAGCCTAATTCCAGATGCCCGTACCCAGCATGAGGAGGCAGTTCTTACTAATATCTCTTTCATGGAGTCAGTGCACGCTAAGAGCTACTCTTCAATCTTCTCGACTCTATGTTCTACTGCAGAAATTGATGAAGCCTTCCGCTGGTCAGAAGAGAACCCTTACCTTCAGAAGAAGGCCGAAATTGTTCTCGGTTACTACCATGGTAGCGATCCTTTGAAGCGTAAAGCTGCATCTACTCTACTTGAGTCGTTCCTCTTCTACTCAGGTTTCTACTGGCCTATGTACCTATCAAGCCGTGCAAAGCTGACAAACACTGCTGACCTAATCCGACTAATCATTCGTGACGAAGCGGTCCACGGTTACTACATCGGATACAAATTCCAACTTGCACTTGCTGAAGAAACCCCAGAGCGTCAAGAAGAGATCAAGGCTTATACCTACGACCTGCTTCTAGAGCTTTATGAGAACGAGGTTAAGTACACTGCTGATCTCTATGACGGTAAGGGCTTGACTGAAGATGTAAAGAAGTTCTTGCACTACAACGCAAACAAGGCACTGATGAACCTTGGGTTTGAAGCGCTCTTCCCTAAGGAAGTTTGCGATGTTAATCCAGCAATCCTCTCGTCTCTATCTCCTAATGCTGATGAGAACCACGACTTCTTCTCTGGTTCAGGTTCGTCTTACGTAATCGGTAAGCACGAGGCTACTGAAGACGATGACTGGGATTTCTAGGGAGGGATTATGGACTGCGGTTGCGGTAACTGCCAATGCGGCGATAAGAAATAACTAAAAGAAAAGGCCACTCTTCGGAGTGGCTTTTTTCTGCTATCTATGCTATCGTCAATATATGGATATTTTTAATTGGGAGTACTCTCTAACTCACGGGGAAGAGTGGTTATGCTGCGAAGTTGGCTTCGAGAGGCAGAAACCTTTTGGTGGCAAGCCAGAAAAGAATAGAAATTACTCGGAGGGGGATAGATTTGAGATATTTCAGCATATTCAGTGCGCTGAAGCTGAGCTAGCTGCTGCCCGTTTACTTGGATACTCTGAGTTTTCCCCGCACTACAACACATTTAAAGATGTACTAGATATCCCAGGATTTGAGGTTAGATACTCTAGGAGCACTGACAAGTCTGGTAGCCATAAGCTTCGATACGCTAAGGTAGATGATTCCTCCGTAAATACTCCATATATCCTGATGATCGGGGGCCCAGAAGTGCGAACTAAGCGTAGTCGTGAAGAGGGCTATCCAGTTGAACCGTATAAAGCTATTGGGTGGATATACTCTGATCAGATAAAGAGTAGCAAGTACGATAACTGGCCATATTCTGGCTTCTCCGTGCCAGCTGATGATCTACGTAGTATGGATGAGCTACTAGCTATACGTGAGCATAACTTAAATCTATAGTTGCAATTCTAGGCACTAAATAGTAAACTTTAATAAATAACTTAAAGGATGCGTATGAGTGCTAGATCAAATCTAACTAAAAATTTAGTACCAAGATTCGTATTTGAGGATACCCCTCTATGCTCTGAAGTTGACCCAGAGCTCTTCTTCCCTCAGGAGAGTGAAGTTGGTGGGATTATCTACTCTAAGTATGTCAATGTAGCAGCTGCAAAACAGATATGCGACGAATGTCCCCTAAAGATTCAGTGTCTAGAATACGCTATGTCCTCTAACGAGATAGGTATTTGGGGTGGAACTACCGAAGCTCAGCGGGAAGGGATAAAGAAATCCCTCAGGAGAGCTGCCCGTAGGCGTATGCCAAGTACATTATTCTAATAGCTGATACAATAATAGTGCCCTTGGGAGAGAGGCGATAACTAATCACATCTATCCTAGGAGCTTCTAATGGGAGTATTCGCTGAAGTATTCAGACGAACTGCAGCACTAATTATTCTTCGCGTAAGCGGGACATTCGCTGGTGGTTCGATTGCTGGAGTTGAACTCTGGCAGGCAGGCGCAATGGCTGCATTTATCGGTGTAATGGACGTAGCAGAGAACCTATCTCGTGCGTATATGATTGATGGTGTTCTTGACATTGCTGAGATAAACTCTGCATTCGGTGGACAGGCTGGTAGCAAGAATGCTGCTGAAGAGCCTTCATCATCTGACACTGGTCTCTAATACCTAAAAAGTAATAACCCTACTTGACACTACGTCAGGTAGGGTTTATTATTTGTATATGGAAGATTTTGAAGTATGGATGAAGCACGGCATTGAAAAGGGTTGGTGTGGACCAGCAGTCTGCTATACCCATGACGGTCTGCCAACCTCTGAGCCTGAAGATGCTGAATTTGAAGATGGTGCCGATCCTAGCATCCATATTGTCATAATGTATGAAGATGCTGACCACAAGAAAGCTGTAGAGGCTAACCACTCTCCATCAACCTGGCGTGCAACTAATCAGGGTATAGAGATATAACTAACTAGCTAGAGCTTTCTCTATGTCACTAGTAATTAGTTCATAGGTCTCTGCAGCTGGGGCTAGTCCTGCTCCATTGTCATAAGCAAAATCAAGTAGCGTGCCATTGGCATAACGCTTAATCATTTTTCCATCACGGCCTACTAGCCACTTTTCAAAGTTCCCATACATGAGAGCACTTGAATCGGCTACTAATCTCTCAAATAGTGGATGCGGACTCTGTCCCTCTGGCACCTTTTTGTCCCATGGTGCTCCAGCTTTAGCTACCACTAGCTCGGAGAAATCGAAGGTAGTACCGTATTTCTCAATGCCATGATCTCTAGAGACTGCAGCACATGCAATCCCATCCTCGTGATCACCATATGTAATAGATGGGCCACAGAATTGATTGGTAGGAATACCTACTACCTCAAAGCCCTGATCTTTATACTTCTGATAGATTTGCTCTAGGATGCCGAACTGAGGAGCATTGCCGCAGTCTCCAGTGGTATTAACGATGAGCGTAACTTTACCTTTATATTTATCTAGAAATGTTTCGGTAGACTCATCCCAGGATTTAATAGGGATATCATATATTGAGCTCATTTTAGTCTCCAGTAGCGATTAGTTTGGTATAAATAGATGATATCAGTTGCATCTACATCCGAGTATGTGCTAGCATATATCTACAACGCGGAGTGGAGCAGTTCGGTAGCTCGCTAGGCTCATAACCTAGAGGTCGTAGGTTCAAATCCTGCCTCCGCAACTCACTAAAAGAAGGAAAGACAATGGCAAAAGGTAAGGGCGGATCGCCAGTACAGTCAAAGACAACTACTGACCGCAAAAATGGTAAGGCTTCAAAAAAGCGTCCTAAGACATTTGATACGACTAAGCGTCGCCTAGTTACAGATCTATAAATGATTAAAAAATTATTTAGCTTTTTAAAGAATCGAAGATTAAAAAAGAAGCTAGGTAAAAATAGGACCTATATTTATTAATATGATAACTCTAGGTATAAATGAATCTTCCCATGATGCAGCTGTAAGTTTAGTTGCAGATGGGGAGATTCTTTTTTCTGCTCATGCTGAAAGATATTCTAAGAAAAAGAATGACTGGTATACCAACCGTGAGCTGATATTAGAGGCCCTATCTTATGGGACTCCTAATCAGATTGCCTACTACGAGGATCGCTGGCTGAAGAAGTGGCGTATATTCTCTAGAGGTGGGCTAAGTGGTAGCAAGCCATTCTATAAAAGTATGCCTGAACTAAAAGGCATTCCAACATATGTTGCCTATCACCATCACTCTCATGCTGCGGCTGGATATTACACCTCCCCCTTTGATGATGCAGTTGTTGTTGTCCTAGATGCTATTGGCGAATTCACGACTAGCTCTATCTGGGTTGGTCAGGGAGATGAGCTTAAGCAGGTTAAATGTTGGAAATACCCATTTAGCTATGGGCTATTCTATTCTGCCTTCACTCAGTTAATTGGGCTTAAACCTAATGAAGAAGAGTATATTATGATGGGGATGGCTGCCTATGGTGACTGGACTAAGTACTACTACAAAGTTCTTCACTACTTTCCTAGCTTTAACTATCAGACCTACAACTTTCACAAGGGTATAAATAACTGGGGGCAGGAAATAGCAGAGCAAGATCGTTTTGATATTGCTGCAGCAGTGCAGAAAGTATATGAACTCCGTCTTATGGATTTTATGCGATATGCAAAAAGAAAGACTGGAAAATCCAATTTAGTCTTTATGGGGGGATGCGCCTTAAACAGTAAGGCAAATACTGAACTATGGGATCTATTCGATGATATTTGGATTATGCCAAATCCTGGAGATGCAGGGTCTTCACTAGGGGCTGCTGCAGCTTTTCATCAAAAGAAGCTAGACTGGCGTGGTCCTTATTTAGGTACTCTTATTGTTGGAGACTATCCTGTAGATAAAATAATAGACGCGCTTATCAGCAATAAGATAGCTCCAGTAGCTAGTGGTAGGGCTGAGTTTGGCCCCCGAGCCTTAGGCAATAGGAGTATCCTTGCTGATCCTCGTGATCCAAATATCAAAGATAAAGTAAACCTAATCAAGAAGCGCGAGCTATTTAGGCCCTTTGCTCCTATTGTTATGGAAGAATATGCATCTGAGTGGTTTGATATGGATTACACGTCTCCGTATATGCAGTTCACCCCTAAGTGCTTAAAGCCTGAACTAATTCCTAGTGTCGTACATGCTGATGGGACATCTAGAGTTCAAACTGTAAATGCTGATCAGCATCCAGGTTTATACGCGGTTCTCAGTGAATTCTATAAATTGACTGGTGTCCCTGTGCTTCTAAATACAAGCCTAAATATAAAAGGTCAACCACTATTAAATGACTTAAATGATGTAGTTGAGTGGGAACTTCAAAATCAAGTTAAGATCATTAGATGAGTAGATGGATAGATTCTGATGGGATTCTCGAGTTTATAGAGGATACTAGAACTTATAAGAACCCTAAAACTGAAGAGTTCCTAAATGGCATTGGTATAACAACTACTAAAGATAGACCAGTAGATGATAAATCCCTATATACGTTTAGCACTATAGCTAAGCATTTTGATACTACTATAGCTAATATATTAGACATAGACCCTGATTTCTTACCAAGAGATTTATATATTATGAATTCTCATGGGGTTAGGTCAGATGAATTCACTACTGAACATATAGGTAAGCACCTACTGTTTGCTGGCTGCTCGATAACTGCTGGTGAAGGGCTACCTCTAGAGTTTGTTTGGGCAAAAAAGGTATATGAAGAGGTATCCAAGACTGAAGAGACGTCTGGATACTTCAATATTGCAGCCCCTGGTTCATCTATAACTGAGATCGTAGCTCAGATATTTAAATATATAGATCTATATGGAAATCCAGACACCCTATTTGTAAACTTGCCTGACCCAGACAGGGAATACTACTACCTATCTTCTTTTGATGTTAGGCACTCTGATCTGTCTGAAGGTCTTAAGGATCCTATGTCGATGGTAAATATCGATCGAATCAACGACCTTGCTATTAGCGCCTATAAATCTCTATACCTATACTGCAAGGCTGCTGGAATTGATCTTTACTCGTGCACTTGGAGCAATCCAGAGTGGCGAAAGTCTTTTGATCACTATAGAGGGGAGCCTAGGTACTCGTTTGAGGGACTAGATATACAACCTCTAGATGGTCCTGATGCAGTTCGCCATGTACTAGAGTTCGAGAAAGCTAATTCTAAAAGTAAATACAAGAAATATTTTCATGATGCTTTTGATGAAAGTCACCCTGGAATTGCAATACAAGACTTTTATTACAAACTAATGTATACTAAGTACATAACTAAATAGAGGGGATGATCGGTTTCGACTGGTTACCTAAAGATAGTGAAGCAAGCAGAGAAGCCTGTACCTCTTAAATCGGGCAAAGCAATAAATGCAAACTCACGTTCAGCATTCGCACTAGCTGCCTAATAAGTAGTTAGTACCCCTGACAAAGCACCAGTTCTAGGTGGGCAGTCAGGTTTTAAATAAGTAGAACAACAAAAAGAGCGATTGAGCAGCAGCTCTATAATCAAGCAGCGATTGCAGTACCGTGGCTGGTAGAGCCTAAGCTTGTAGAAGAATATCCAGAAGTAAGCAACACGCGGGTTCGATTCCCGCCATCTCCACTTTATAAAGCGTAGCTCTTGTCTGTAGTAAGCCACATAGGTAGCGTATATCTGAATTCATTTATCTCTTTAACCTCATGATTACCAGTGGTTTGAGAGGGAAAGACTACTAAGTCCCCCGCAAATGGCTTTACTGAGTAACCTAAATCAGTAAAAATTAGATCCCCTGTAGTTTCTAGAGTGTTGAGATACATAACTGCACTGTACGTAAAGTGAGTATTACTTCCCTCGTCCGTGTCATCATGCATTTGGACGTTAGCCCCTGGAAGCTGCTTAGCTAGCCAAAAGGAGCATACGTATAGGTCTCTAGTATCTTGGTAGAGATCTTTAATAGTTTCGGTAGCTTTTAAGAAGTAGGACCTAACTAGATCTTTAATCTCTGGAATTGTAGAGTCCAATTCTGGAGAAGACATTGCATGGGCATTATCTCGTCCAAACTGAAGTACTGGACGCTTTCCCTTATTACCTATGAAAAATATTTCTGGCTTATGTTCTAGTAGTTGGTTATTGTACTCTTTAAAAATCTCTATGTCCTCTAGAGAGATAAAATTATGAACTACTTTTATTTGATCCATATAGCTATTCTATCTTTTATGTAGGACTATAGTGCTAGAATATATTCATAATTAAATATTGCCCTGTGGCGAAATTGGCATCGCAGCAAACTGTTAATTTGATGATTCCTGGTTCGAGTCCAGGCGGGGCAGCGAGCTTATACATAGCCTGCAAGCAGTATAAGTGTCAGCATGATGAAAACTTACTCGGGTCCTTACAGATAGGTTGCGACGGCCTTGCAGCCGTTTCTATCGTTGTTTAGCCTAGTCATGCAGTCAGAGATAAAAGATTTCCGCCGAACGGTGCAAGGCTCTGACAAATGCGTATGTTGCATAATGGTAGTGCCCTATCCTTCCAAGTTAGAGGCGCAGGTTCGATTCCTGTCATACGCTCCAACAGGCAGAGAAACTGTCTCGGAGGCATCTGAGATAAGTCAAACCTGGAGCTATAGTGTTAGGGGCAGCACGCGGAGGTCTGAATGCAGGACATAATCCGAAGCCCTGGTTCGAATCCAGGTAGCTCATTTTGGAAGATTGCCAGAGCGGTTTAATGGAACAGTCTTGAAAACTGTCGTTGGTTTATAGCCAACCGTGAGTTCGAATCTCACATCTTCCTCTAGAAATTAGTTAGCTAATGCAGTTTCAATTGCTAAGCAGATTCTTTCAAATTCTTCCTGAGCGGTTCCAACATTAGACTCTACTCCAGCCTTCTCGGCGTGGTCGTGTACAAAGTCTAAAAGAGCGCCATTTGGAAAATGCTGGATGAAATATCCCTCTTTATCGAATAGATATTTCTCGAAGTTTCCACCAGTGACTACAGATACTTTTGAAATTTCCTGGTATAGCTCGTGAGGGATCTGATCTAGTCGATCCTTCTTGATGCGCCATTCCTCTGACATATCAGATTTAATTAGCTCTGAAAAGTCGTAGGTCACCCCGTAAGTTTTAATGCCATAGTCACGAGCATCCTGGGCGCAGCTAATTCCATCTTCCCATTCTTTATATGTAACCCCGTTGCCACAGAAATCATTAGTTGGGATTGCAATTACTTCAAACCCCTGGTCTTTGTATTTTTCGTAGATACGCTCAATGACACCATACTGAGGAGCATTGCCGCAGTCTGCAGTTACATTTATCACTAAAGAGACTTTCCCCTTGTGTTTGGCTAGAAAGCCCTCTTTCCCATCCCATGAGTTTAGGTCAATCTCATAGATGGACTTGTGCTTTTTTGCAGATACAGTCATGGGTGCCCTCGATAGGTTCTTGGTAGTCTATTTATTAGAATTATACCAATACCTAGGTAACATCATATTTATAGGATGTTTGCTAGTTCCTTTAGTAGCGCTGGGTATGGCTTAGCGCCTACCATGGTGTTAGTGATTTTGCCATTAACTACTACAAGCATTGTAGGAATAGATGTAACTCCGTACTCGGCAGCTAGATCTGCATTCTTATCTGCATCAACCTTTACCACCAATAGACGGTCACCATACTCATTGGATAGCTTTTCTAGGATTGGGTTCATCATCTTGCAAGGACCACACCACTCGGCCCAGAAGTCAACGAGCACTGGGGCTGGAGATTCTAGGACAATATCCGTGAACTCATTGGCTGATATTGACATTGTAGACATATTTTTCCTTACATAGTATATGTATAGTATATCAACCACTACCATGCTAAAATTCCAACATGGATGAATATCATGTACTAAAAAGCGTTATAGATCCAAGCAAGGCAAAAGAGATTGCCGCTTGGCTCTGGGAGGCATCTGAAGATGACCTAAATAATCCTCGGCCCAACTTTAAGTTTTATGGAATCAATCACACTGATCCCCGCGCTGCGTACCCATATAGTGACTATATATCTGGTGTTTTAGCTCTCTCGAGCGAGTTCTTTCAGAGTAATTACAAGATGGATCATAAGTTTGAGCTGAAGCGTGTCTTTGGCAACATAATGAAGATAGGGGCTGAAGTCAATAGCCATGATGATGATGGTGACATATACGAAGGTAAGCCAGCCATAGAGAAGCATTACTCTGGTCTGCTGTTCTTCAATGATGATTATGAGGGTGGCGAACTCTACTTTGAAAACCTCGGGGTGGAGCTTAAGCCTGAACCTGGCGATCTGGTCCTATTTAGAGGTGATGCTCGTAGGCTTCATGGGGTTAGGGAGGTTTCGGCTGGGTATCGCGCAAATCTAATTATTTTCTTTAGGGACTTCCTACCTGATGACGTAGAGAATCCTCCGCGTAGATTTAGAGATATCGGCAACGCTGAGTAGTTGACAAGTTACGTATTTAAGGATACAGTTACATAAGTACTTAGTGAAAGAAGACTAAATGATAGAAGAACTAGTTCAAATCGATATTGAACGTGATGATGTACACCGCTTGCTTTCTTTTATGAAGGCAGCTGAAATTGCGCTCGGAAATGACCAGCAATGGCTAGCGAGTAGACATGCTAATCGCCTGCATTCAGAACTGCAAAAGCAGATCTTCCACTACGAGGGTCGTGATGCAGAATGAGCTACGCGCGTATGAGTGCCACCAGTGATGTATATGTGTATCACCACTATGCAGGTTGGATTGAGTGCTGTGGTTGCTCAATAACTGAGCCAGAAGACTATGAAGACTTTGGATTCTTTAAAGCTTATAATGCACGTGAGATATTGGACCACCTTGATGTACATGTTAGTCGAGGAGATCTAGTTCCTGAGCGTTGCTACTTACGTATTCGTGAAGAATATTCAGATATCGATGAACCTATTGAAGAGTATAAAAGTTGACAAAGATAAAAAAGTATAGTACTTTATGAGTATTAGATAACTTTTATTAGCTAGGAATATGGAATGACTCGAATAATTGATCTTGAATGTCATAGCTGGGATTTTGTACAAAAAAATCCTGGTGTAGATAAGAT